TGTATTGAAATTGAGTTGATTCCATCTCTCAATTATCTTTCCATAATATGTTCTCATAATAAAAGGGGTAGGTTGCCATTTTGTTCCTACCTCTTTTTTTATTCCCTTTTTAATTTTCAAAAAAAAATTTCAAAAAAATTTCAATCAGGTAGAGGAAAAAAGTTTAAGAAAAAAATGGACAAAACACTACTTTCTACGTCTTATATGTAGAGAAGAGTGGTTCCTTCTCTTTCATAGAGTAGGCATTAGGGGGGAGAGCATACACTCCCTCCTTTTGTTTTTTTATGGAATCAATGCTAAAGAAAGGGGTAGCCTTTTTTTAAAATACCACCCCCTAAGAAAGAGTGGCCACAATCATGGAAATTGTTGTGAATTTGTGGGGTAAGTGTATAACTACACGCAAAGTTACAAAAAATAATTGACAATGTCAAGTCTTTTAGAATCTTTTTTTATATTTGTAGTAATGTTATGGGCAAAGATACTAAATTAGCAGTAGGAATTAAACTATATATTGGGGAGCATTTAATAAAGGATGCTGCCCCTAATGAGTTTGAGAGGTATGTTAAATGTGAGGTTTCTGGTGTAGACATAGGGTGGGATAATATATTGCATTGTAAGTACTATGATGATATTGATGGGTTTATATACTTTCATTTTGAAAAACCCGTTAAGAGAAGTTCTTTACAAGTATTCTTTGAGGAAGAAGAGATAATTAATGAGTTAAAAACTAAAACTGAGTAGATGGATTTATTATACTTTATATTAACGGTATATGGAATTTGTGGATTTATAGCAATGGTCAATTATAAATACTTGACTAGATTAACCAGGGATTCACAAGGAAGGTTTGCAAAGAAGCATTTTAGAGGACTTAAAGTACTCGAATGTCCTTTCTGTTTGGGCTTTTGGGTAGGATTAATTATATTTTTGTTGAATCCTTGCACAAATTTGTTTAACTTTGACCTCACTTTTTTTAATGCAGTACTTGTACCCTTCATTAGTGCGGGGACAACATATGTATTAGGAACAGTTATTGATGATGGAGGAATAAGGATAGATAATAATTGTAAGAATGGAGATAAAGGATATAATTAAGGTAATGACCCTTAAGGGTTATGCAGTGTTTGAGAATGATACTAAGCCACTTAATATTAATTACGTAGGCATTAGAGATACTTCCGGGGTTAATAAGTTTAATGATTGGTTAGTAATGTTCTGGAAGTATAGAGGTAATTGGAGTTCTTTTTGGAGGCCTGGTACCACAGATCCAGGAACCTACTGGTTAAATAATCCCTCTAATCCCCATGGTACAGCGATCTTGAGAGAGGATCAGTACCGTGGAGCTTGGAAGCTCGGTTTACATAAGGGCTATGAGGCATTAGTTCAAAGAAAAGAAGTAACAGTTATTAGGGATGGCAATAAGGATGGAGTGCTGGACCTAGACTCTGGACATTTAGATGTTGGATTCTTCGGGATTAACCATCATAGAGCGAATGCAAAGAATGAATCAGTTCAAGTAGATAAGTGGTCTGCAGGATGCCAGGTAACAGCTGATCCTCACCTTTATGATATATTTATTCAGCTGTGTAAGGAATCAGAAGAAATATGGGGGGAAGGACTCACGTATACACTATTAAATGTTGAAGATTTTAATTAAATTTGTTTGAACCAATACATAAGATCATGAAATTATCAATAGGATTAATTAAGACAGTAATTGGAAGTACGCTAAAGCCTCTACCACTTTCAGGAATAGTCAAAGAGGTAAAGGAGTTAAAGCAATCTAAGTTTGATATGGAAAAAACCATAAAGGTAGCATTCTACATAGTAGGAGGTTGCGTAGTATGGGGAGTTTTATTAGGAAAGATTGATATGGAAACAGCAAAAGGATTAATGGAATTATTTAGTTTTTAAAACTATGAAAAGATTTATGATACCAAGGACAGCTAGATGTAAGAGTGGGTGCTGACAAAATGAATAAATGCATTATAATATCATTGCTTCTACTAGCAAGTTGTTCGCCTAAGTATGAGGTTGTAGAGGAAATACATCCTGGAACTTATCATACTATAAGTGTACGAAGTGATTATGTTATATTGTATAAGACAGATAAGTCCTTAAAAGAAGGACAAATAATAAGAATACCAAATAGATTAAAATGAAAAAGAAGATTTATAGATGGATGGAATACAATAAGTGGTTCCTCATTACCATGATGCTGGGAATGGCAATGATAAGCTGGATCACTTCCTGTCAGCCTAGTCAGCATAACGATGTTCAAATGAGAACATTTCATACTGATACAGTGAGTACCCCAGATACAACAGTAAAGGAAGTTAAATAATATTTGGATATTGGAAGATATTCCTTATATTTGTTGATTACGTCTTCCATGTTAGTAATGGATATTTAATTTGCTCGCAATTAAGAAAGGTCACATCTACTGTGGCCTTTTTTATTTTCTGTTTCTAAACCTACCACGAAAAGTTTTTTACTCTAATATTTGGAATTACACTGTCTGTGATATATCTTTGTAAAAAATGAGACTATGGATAAGAGTGTACCTATAAAGACTACAAAGGGCAAATTCTTCAGGCAATATCTGGAGCTGTTAAATCCACTCCTTAGATTGAGAGGCAAGGAATTGGATGTACTGGCAGAGATATTATATTATAATCATAAGTTGGAAAAGATACCTGAGAAACATAGGTGGAAGTTAATATTTGATTATGATACTAAAACTGAGATATGCCAGAAACTACAGTTATCAGATGCAAGCTTGAATAATAACTTGTCTGCACTGAGAAAGAAGGGGATCATAAAGAAGAATAAAGTCACAAATGGCTTTCTAATTTACCCTAATAACTATTGTAAATTAACCTTTAGTTTTAATATTACTACGGAGAATGGTATATCCACAGACGAGGAGAATTTATGAGAAAGTAGCACGGGAACTTAGCCTGCCAATGGACTTAGTGGAAAAAGTCTTAGATTCGCAGTTTAAATTCGTAAAGGAAGTAATGGCCCAAGGAGAGAAGAATAAGCCAGAGACTTTCAAGACTATACAGCTTACTCATCTTGGAAAGTTTGCAGTAAGAAAGAGAAAAATAGAATACTATAGAAAGCAATTAAAGATGTCGGTCCCTAAAGGACTGGAGTTTAACAAATCATATGACATCACAATAGATAAAGGAATCAAAATAAAAAAAAATGAAAAACATTAGTTTAACAGGAAGTAACGTATTATTAGAATGGAAAGAATCAGATGAAGGGGCACTTCAATTACCTGATGAGCTCAGAGCACAGATAAATGCTCAGAACAACGGGGTAACTAAGGCATTAGCTGTAGGTCCTGATTGTAAAACTATTAAAGAGGGAGATTGGGTATTGCTTAATGGAACTGGAAGATTATTAGTACTAGATGGAATAACCTATGGAATGGTGAAAGAACATCAAATAGACGCCACATTCAAGGCTAAACCTAGATTAGGAAAAAATGAATTGGATTCCTTTTCTAATATTAAAATAGAAAAGACAATAAAAAAAGCAAAGGATTTTAATACTAAACATAATTTATAATGGCACTAACAATAGAAGTGGATAGTTATCAAGGATTGGAAACTCTTGAGATAGATATCCTGGAAGCAACAAAAGGAAGGACAGAATATATTCTTAATAAAGAAAGTCCTGTCAAAGTTGAATTACACCCTAATGACTTCAAACAAGTAGAACATGATCTTAAAGCTTTTGGCTCCTACGAGGGGATAAGGCATGAGAGTGAGATTATGTCTAACAAATGGCAATTAGGAGATGTTTATGTAGTATTCACTAAAAAGAAATTAGATAAAGAGAAATATAAAGGTAATGGATCTATTTGAGATTAAGGAAGGTCAAGTTACATTTTCTCCACAGGCCCTTACACTTGCTCCTTTTGCCAAACTTTGGGAGAGAGACAAGAAAGATGGAAAGCCTGTAGCAGTAGCAGAAATGGCTGCACTTTATTTTTATGCAGATTACAAATCTGATTTTAGTGAAATATATAATCCTACCGAGAAACTTAATATAATAAAATCCGTAATAGTAGGGATGGATGATAAATGGAAGCCTGACAAGGTTTTCAAAGAAGCTGTTGATTTCTATAAAAGCAGGCAAGAAACAGTGTCTACTATATTATTAGGAGATGCAAGAAATGCAGTAGATAAGATCAGTAGGTTTTTGAGAGGAATAAATCTTAATGAAGAAGTTAATGGAAGGCCTAAACATGATATTAAGAAAATAGCAGATACTCTGGGTAACCTCAGCAGGATCACTGAATCTTTACAGAAACTAGAAGAGCAAGTGAAAAAAGAATTGCAGGAAGCAGAAAGTATGAGAGGAGGACATGCAAAAGCAATCTTTGAGGACGGCATAGCTTAAATTTTATTATAATGTATAACGAAAAACAGACCAACTTCAAAGCTCATGAATGGGATAAGATAGATAGGGATGTTAAGAGAGATCTTGTGGATTCTACAGAATCTATAGAATTTATAAAATTATTAATAAATAAAGAGAGACCCTATGCTTCAGGTATGCCTAAGGATGAGGAAGGAAAAGTAATTCCTGATATTCTTAACCCTCATATTCTGGAAGACATGAATTACTTCAGAGCTGCAGCTATACATTACCAAGAAAGCGGAAAATATACAGATCTCTATCCTAATGGGCATCCGCAATCTGAATACTATAAATTCTGGCAAGAAGAGGCTAGAAGATGTCGAGAAGGAAGAATAAGAAAAGACGGGGAATGGATTCCAGGGGACTATTACTTCTATTTAAACTATTCCCCCATCTTTCTTACACTCACCAAAAAGGGAAGTAAAAAAGCAGACAGAATAATTGACTTTCCAAAGACATATGATGGAGACTACTTTTATTACCACTATGTTGAACAGGCAAGGGAAGAGGGTAATCATGGTGGAGTGTTAAAATCCCGGGGTAAGGGATTCTCATTTAAAGGAGGGTCTGGACTTGCCAAACATTTTATAGTAGGTTCTAACACCAAATCTAATGTAGGAGTTAAAGCTTTTGCAATTGCTAATGAAAGAGAATATCTAACAAAAGACGGGGTGCTAAATAAATACATAGATATAGCAGATCATTGTTCTAAACACACTCCATGGCCTAAAGTCAGGCAGCTAAAGGATTCCTGGAATGAAATGCACTGGAAAATGGGATATAAAGATCCCAAAAGTGATAGAGAGAAGGGCATTAAGAATGAGGTTATGGGGGTAACCCTAAAGAATGATCCTCAGAAAGCCAGGGGTAAAAGAGGAGCTTATTTGATCTGGGAGGAGATGGGGAAATTTCCAGGATTCCTTACTGCATGGCAAATAGCAAGACCTTCAGTAGAAGACGGAGATTTTGCTTTTGGTACTATGATTGCCTACGGTACTGGTGGTACTGAAGGAGCAGACTTTACAGGTGCAGAAGAATTATTCTATTCTCCGAAAGGATATAATGTAAAAGAATTACCTAACATATTTGATAAAAACACAAATGGAAAAACAGGATCAGCATTCTTCTTCCCAGAATACCTCAACAGAACAGGATGCTATGACAAAGACGGAAACTCAGATGTTATTAAAGCTTTGGTTGAAATCCTTAATAACAGAACAAAGATTAAGAAAGGTGCGTCAGACCCTAATACTCTCGTACAAGAAAAAGCAGAAAGACCTATTACTCCTCAAGAAGCAATCATGCGAAGAGAGGGAAGTATTTTCCCTGTGGGAGACCTTAAAGACTATCTGGCAGAAATTATGCCGAAATTAAGAAAGTTCACAGCTCCTCACTGGACAGGAAGACTTGCCATAACTGGAGATGGGGAAGTGGAATGGAAACTGGATGACAGTAAAACACCAATAAGAGATTATCCTGCTAAAGACATTAATAATAAGGAAGGAGCTCTTGAGATTTTTGAAATGCCTTATAAAGATTCTACAGGACAAGTTCCTTCTGGCCTATATATAGCAGGTATTGACCCCATAGANGATGATACCAGTACAACAAATTCCTTATATTCANTGTTTGTAATGAATACACTTACAGACAGAATAGTGGCGGAATATACNGGAAGAACTTTTGATGCCACTGAATGCTATGAATTAACACGCAGGATACTTATATTTTATAAGGCTCAGGCATTATATGAAAATGACAAAAAAGGATTGTATGCATATTTTAGAAACAAGAACTGCCTATATCTATTATCAGATACTCCTGAAATCGTAAGAGATATGGACATGGGGACTATCTCCAAAATAGGAAATAAAGCTAAAGGAGTTAACTCTTCTACAAAAATAAATGCATGGGGTAGGAGACTCCAGGCTCAATGGATGATGCAAAATGCATATGTTCAAGAAGATGATGAAGAAGGTACCGAACTTTTAAATCTCCATAAAATAAGATCCATAGGATATTTAAAAGAGGCAATAGCATGGAATGAAGACATAAATACTGACAGAGTTTCTGCTATGGGAATGCTTATGATACTTAGGTCAGACAGAGAAAGACTAGAAATTAGTATGGAGACAACAGAGGAGACTTTAGCAACAGATGAATTTTGGGGAAGAAGTTATAAAACAGAGAAGAGTTTTTATATGGAGAATAGCTATATAGAAACAAATTAGAATTAAAAATATTGAGATATTAATAGAAATTACATTATCATTGTAAGTTTCACTAAACCAGAAAAAGATGCCAGACAATACCTCACTCCAATTCCCTTCTCAGAAATTATCTAGAGCAAAGAAAACCCAAAAGTGGGCAGAAGATTGTATTAAGGCAGGAGAAGATCTTGCTATATTTAGATACAGTGGTATAAGGGAATCCTATAGAAATAAATTGACTAACTATAATTTAGCCAATGACATCTTGGATACTGCAGATATAGAAAGTGTTTGTAATCCCATGGGAATTAAAGAAGCAACCTTTCCTGCTAAAATGCAGAACTATCCAATTGCTAATCCCAAAATAGATTTATTAGTAGGAGAAGAGCGTAAAAGAAAATTTGATTGGAAAGTAAGAATCATTAATGCTGATGCCATTTCTGAAAAAGAAGAAGAGCAGAAAAAACAATTTTTTGAATTAATAGCCAGTAAAATAACGGCAGAGAACTTTGATAAGCAAGAAGTTGAGAAAGAGTTAAAAGAATTACAAAAATATCATCTTTATGATTTCCAAGATCTTAGAGAAATAACAGCCACTCAAATCCTGGAATACCTTTATAAAGTTAATTATCTTAAGGAAGAATTTGCAAGAGGGTTTGAAGATGCCCTTATTGCAGGAGAGGAAATTTATTCCATAGATATTGTATCAGGAGAACCTGTATTAAAAAGATGCAATCCTTTAAATATACATACTGTAAGGTCAGGAGAAAGTCCTTTTATTGAGGACGCTGACATTATAATAGAAGATGGATATTATTCTCCTGGAAAAGTAATAGATATGTTCTACGATGAACTCACCCAGGAGCAGGTGAAAAAAATAGATCAAGGGACCAGTTCTAGAGAAAGTGAGAATAGCTTTATTAATATTGGGCAGACAGAGCCTTCTATTTTAATAGATGGTATTATAGATACTGAGCATATGACTGCAATGAGGACTTTTGGGGAGTTCTGGGATATGGAAGGAAATATAAGAGTCATAAGAGTAGTTTGGAAATCTTTCAAAAAAGTAGGTAAGCTCTCTTATTATGATGAAGAGGGAATGCCTCAAGAAACATTAGTTTCTGAAGATTACAAAATAGATAAAGAAGCAGGTGAGAAGATTAAATGGATGTGGATCAATGAATGGTGGGAAGGGACCAGAATTGGAGAGGGAATATTTGTAAAAATGCAACCACGTCCTATACAATTTAGAACTATGGCAAACCCTTCTAAATGTGAGCCAGGATATGTGGGAATAGCTTACAATATCAACTCCTCTAAAGCTAAGTCTTTAATGGACAGAATGAAGCCTTACCAATACCTATATAATGTATTTATGTATAGGACGGAATTAGCTTTTGCTAAAGCTAAAGGAAGGATAGCTTCATTAGACTTAGCTCAAGTTCCAGACCATTGGGATGTAGATAAGTGGATGTATTACGCTGAAGTAATGGGATGGGCAGTCAAAGATTCCTTCAAAGAAGCAAAGAAAGGAGCAGCTCAGGGAAAATTAGCAGGACAAATGCAAGCACAGACCCCGGTAATAGATTTAGAGATGGGGAATTATATTCAGCAGCATATTATGATGCTACAATTCCTGGAGAACCAAATGGGAGAGATAGCAGGGGTAACAAAGCAAAGACAAGGACAAATAGAGAATAGAGAACTCGTAGGAAATGTAGAAAGAGCTGTTACCCAAAGTTCTCATATTACAGAGAAATGGTTTGCTCTGCATAATAATGTAAAAATCAAAGCTCTTAACGTTCTATTAGATACTGCAAAGTTAGCATGGAGAAATGAGACTGATAAAAGATATCAATATGTATTAGATGATATGTCTACTATGACTTTAAAATTTAGTGGAGCAGAATTCAGAGAATCTGATTATGGAGTAATGGGATTAGATGATTCTTCTAATGCAGAACTTTTAAATGCAATGAAACAACTTGCACATGCAGGTCTTCAAAATGATAAGATAAACTTCTCTCAAATGATGGATATTTATTTAACTCCATCTATTGCTTCTGTAAGAAGAAAGATAGAAACTGCAGAAGTAGAACAAAAACAAGAAATGCAAAAGCAACAAGAGCAAGCTCAGAAAATGCAACAAGAGCAATTACAAGCTGCTCAGCAACAACAGCAGGAAGCTCAGAATTTTGAGATGGCTAAGATAGATAAAGAATACAGCTATAAAATTGAGATAGAAAAAATGAAAGCTGGAGCTAAGTTTGCAGAGAAAGGAATAGACTTAGATAGAGATGGTATTCCTGATTCTTTAGAAGTAGAGAAAGTAGAATCTCAAGAGAGAATGAAAGAGAAAGAGATAACCTCTAAAGAAAAAATAGAAGATAAAAAACTAGCTGCAACAGAGAAGAAAATAGCAGCAGATAAAGAGATAGAAAGACAGAAACTAAAGGACAAAGAAAAAGATAGGAGAACACAAATAAAGTTAGAAAAGATAAAAAGTAGAAATAAACCACAACCTGTAAAAAGTAAATAATAGCTATACAAAACTAATTTTTAATATTAGAAAGTATAACAAAAATTTGGGAAAAGGAGTATAATTAATTAATATTGTAACGTTTAAACTAAAGGCAAATGGCAGATGACAAATTATTCGATGTAGATTTCAGTAGTCTTACTGATACAGAACCCATATCAATGGAAGAAGTTAATTCAGGGACTGCAGAAGAAAAAACTTCTGAGGAGGGAGAGGCCACAGAAGAAATAGTAGAAGAACCAACAGACAAAAAAACAGAAACCAAAAAGGAACCAGAACCAGATACTCTGGATATAGAGACAATCAGTGGAGAGACTTCTGAAGAAGAAACAGCAGAACCAGAAATAGAAGAGGTAACTGATAAAGAAGAAAAAACTCCTGTATCCAAAGAAACAAAAACAGCCCCTGGTAGTGAGGGAGACTCTTCTCCTATTTCTCCATTTGCCTCTCTCCTTCATGAAAAGGGCTTTCTACCTAACTTAGATTGGGATAAATTCAATGAGTCAGATAACAAAGTAGAAGCTTTGGCAGAAGCAATGAGATCAGAGATAGCAATTGCTAATAATAATTTTATTAATTCTCTGCCTCCTGAATTAATTGATACTGTGAAAGCAGTAGCCAATGGAGTTCCTCTTGATGCATTGAAAGGCCCTGTTCTAAAACAAATAGACTACGGTAAAATAGGAGAAGCCGAGTTAAAGGATGATGTTGAACTACAGAAAAAAATAATCAAGGAAGGCTTGGCTATTAAAGGTTTCAAAGCTAAAAAGATCTCAAAATTAATAGAGACTTATGAGGACACTGGAAGTCTTGAAGAAGAATCTAAAGATACTTTAGAAGACCTTCAAGAACATTATGCAAAAGAACAAGAATATATTAAGCAACAGTATGCTAAGCAGCAGGAAGAATTAGAGCAAAGAAATAAAGCTACTATTCATCATATACAATCTAGCATAGAGGATGTTGATGAAATAATTCCCGGAGTCAAATTAAATAAGACTACAAGGGATAAGTTATTTCATAACATGACTCAAATAGTAAGAGAAGATGAGCAAGGTACCCCGCAAAATTTTGTGATGGCTATGCGCTCAGAGAATCCCATAGGATTTGACTTAGCAGTAACTTATTTAGCTGATGTCACAAAGGGATTTACAGACTGGAGTAAAATTAAAAAAGCAGGTAAAACAAATGCTGTCAAAGATTTTGAGAAAGCACTTGGTACCACCTCTCATACTTCAGGAAGGCCGAAAGGAGACCCATCAAGTGAAACCGGAGCAGAGGAGTCACTAATGGACAGCCTTGCTACTATGTTTCCAAGTAATAATAAATAATCAATTAATTAATAACTAAAACTAAACAAAATGCCTAAAATTTCACCATTTCAGATGACAGAAGCACAGGCTTGGGCAGGACTAACAACCAAGAACCACCTAGGTGCTATCTATCAGTCAAAACCTCAGTTGGCATCTAAACTAATGACAAGGATTGCTCAGACAAACTTTGGATTAGATTTAGACAGCTATCTAGATCAATTTTCTCCTCTGTACTTAGACACAGATGACGATTTTGAATGGGATTTGATTGGTAGTGCAAAAAAGAATGTCCCTCTTGTAGAAGCAAGGGTTGCAGGAACAGCAATTGTTGCAACTGATACTCCAGGACTTAATTTTACGGAATTTACTTTAGTTTTTCCAGAACAATGGTTCTCAGATGAGAACGTAATTGTTGGAGAGAAAAACGAAGTATACTCTGTACAAATTATTGCTGATCCAACTCCAGAAGGAACTAATTGGGTTTATCGTGTAAAATTAATTACAGGAGATCCCGCTTTATTCTTTCCTTTTGAAGAGTTACAAGCAGGTAAGCGATTTTCTAAAGACTGGTCTTTGGTAGAGCAAACTCTATCTAAGAAAGGTGGTCTTGTGAACTTTGTATCTCCATTTAAAATGCGAAATGCTTTCTCAATGATCAGGATGCAGCACACTGTTCCTGGTAACATGATTGACAGACCTTTTGCAACAGCTTGGAGAGATGACCAAGGAACTGTTCATAAAACTTGGACTCAGTATGAAGATTATCAGTTTGACCTACAATTTCGTCAAGAAAAAAATAGGTTGTTGATGTATGCTCAGGCAAACAAAACTACTGATGGTAAGTACAAGAACTTTGGAAAGTCTGGCCACATTAAGAAGCAAGGAGCTGGTATTCGTCAGCAAATGGAATCTTCAAACACTTCTTATTATAATACTTTCTCAATTGATTACTTGATTGATATTCTTTTGGATCTTTCTGAAGGAAAACTTCCAAGTGACAAGCGAGAGTTTGTAATGAGGACTGGAGAGCGTGGTGCAGTACAGTTTCACAAAGCAATTGAGAACAATGTACAATTGTTTACTCCACTATATAACGATAGTCGCATGTATAAAGCAGGTGGCCAGTCAGGTGTGAAAATGCCTTACGGTTATGGAGGACAATTCATTGAGTACATGGGTCCTCAAGGAATTAAAGTTAACCTAAGTATTGATTCTCTGTATGATGACAGAGAAAGGAATAAGATCTACTCTCCAGATGGTGGTGTAGCAGAATCTTACAGATATGACATCTTGGATGTTGGTACTTCTGACGGAGAACCAAATATCCGAAAAGTCTATGTAAGAGGAGGTGAAAACGGAATGGGCTATGAGCCTGGACTCCGTCATCCATTCTCAAGAGGTGGTGAGCGTAATATCATGGCACACTCTACTGATGGCTATACAGTTCATAAGTGGTCAATGTGTGGAGCTATGGTTAAAGATCCTTCAAGGACAGCTCAGATTATTCCATCAATCTTAGCATAATTAATCAATTAAATAATAGGAAATGGAGACAGAAACTATGACAACAACTACTTTTACTCTTCCTAATAAGAAGGTATTAGTAGTCCCTGTAAGGAGAAAAGGGAGGTGGTTACCAGATAATCATGAGGCATCCTTTTTATTTAAACATTCATACTTTCAGGTAGTAGTGCCGAAAGATGGAAGAACAGGAGAATTGAAAGATCCCCTGACACCAGAAGAGAGGACTTATTTTGAAAATAAAGCTTCAGGACTGGCTTTAAATGCAGGAGATCTTTCTACTCTTAAAAAAGATGATAACTTTTGGACAAATTTTCGAGTAAAGCTTGATAAGAATGTTCTTCAGTTAGATCTTTCTAAACCAATGGATTACCTTAGGTATAAAGTACTGCTAGTGAATGGAGAAATTGTAGCTCCATCCTCTGCAGAAAAGTATGCCAAGGGTACCTATAGGTTTGCAATAGTAGAAGAAGACTATCAGCATGAAGAAAGAGTTAAAGCAGCTAGTGAAAAGAAAACTGCTTATAAGTTTTTTGGAAAAATTGATAACTCCCCTACAAAAATGAAGAATTTCTTAAATGTGTATTATACACAGAAGCCTGGTGGGAAACAAGTTCCCCCTAATGCTAAAAAGGAATTCTTAATTGCAGAAATTGAAAAACTGATTGAGGTTGACTTAATAGGGTTTTTACATTTAGCTAAAGATAAGGACTACGATAAAAAAGTTCTTATATTTACAGCCCAAAGAGCTGGAGCTTTAGTTAGAGAAGGTTTAACCTTTAAAACTCCAGAAGGAACAGTGATCGGTGATAGTTTACAAGAAGCAATAACGTTCTTTGACAATCCTAAAAATAATGAGGAAGTCATTAAAGTAAAGGCCAGGATAGATAACGCTAAATAGTTAATATCATGACAGCGGTAGAAATGAGAGATTTGTTTTTTATCTTATATGATAAGATAACTAATCTTGCAGCCCCTGGATATACTGATGATGAAATTTCTGATTTTTTAAATAAAGCCCAGTTACAATTTGTCAAGCATAGATATAATGAAAAAGGCAATAAGTATCAGGAAGGGTTTGAGGAAACAGAAAAAAGAAGGAAAGATCTAGCACAATTAACTAGAAATTTAGTTGCTGGTATATCTTCAGATCAAACAGGAGTATCTCCCAATGGAGTATTCTATGATTTGCCAGAAGGATATATGTATACCTTGAGAGAGGAAGCAACAATAACAAGTAATGATGAGTGCATAGATGGAAAAAGGATCTACATAAAACCAATTACTCATGATGAGTATGCGATTAATTTATTAAATCCTTTTAAAAAACCTGATCATACTGTAGCTTGGAGATTGGATTATAGCAATACTGCTCCTGTCTCAGGAACTGCCACTAAAAGGCATGAATTGGTAACAGATGGTACTTATAGTGTAGGAACATATCATTTAAGATATTTAAATATGCCTGCAAATATAGATATCGCTGGTGGAATAGCTTCAGAGCTAGATCCTTCAGTTCACGAAGAGGTAGTAGACGCTGCAGTTAGAATAGCAGCAGGAATAACAGATCCAGGATCATATCAAATTAAAGTAATAGAAGAACAACAAGGAGAATAAAATGACAAAAGAAGAGATAACAAAGAGACAAGAAGATTTAGAAAAGAGACTAGAAGCAATTGCTGAGAGAAGAGCAACTCTAGTACAAGAAGTATCCAAAATGGATGCAGAATATCAAGCAACATCTGGGGCAATCCAAGATTGTGCATGGTGGCTCAAGACTCTTGAGAAACCAAAAGAAATTAAAAAGGAGCCAGAAAAGAAGCTGGCAAAAACTGGTTAATAACTCTAAAATTAAATAAAAATGGCATTTAAACAAGTAACAAATAAGAACTTCAAGCCTGGAACTGGTGATGACAGGTTTCCTGTGTATTCAAAACAACTTAATGACGCACTAAAAGCGTTAAATGGCGATGCTACCCCAGAACCTGTAGCAATGAAGACCCCTTACACATCAGTAACAGCAAGCAGAACACTATCAGTTAGTGACAGTGGAGGATTGTTTGTATTATCTGGAGGTGTTATAACTATGACATTACCTGCAATGACAAGTGCCTTTGAAGGATTTACCTGCACTATTATTTCTGGTAGTGATGATGAGCATGTTATGTTATCAGGGGGAGCAAGTTTAATATACTATGACGGTAGTTATGGCAGTGACCATGCTACAAATACTGGTAGAGACATACATCAAACAGTATCATCACTTACATTAAACGCTGCTGCAATTAATGACACTATTAAAGTTTTTAGTGATGGTGTTTTTTGGTACTGTAGTGGCTCAACACTAGCTACTGTAGATGCAAGCTAATAAAATTAATAACTAAACTAGTCTAAGATTTAGGAAAAGACAGAAAAACAAGAATCTCAAGACTCTAATTCAACTAAATTAATTGTCAAAAATTTAAAACTAAACTAAAATGGCACAACAAGAAAGAAATGTATCAAATATAATTGTAAACGGAGCAACTGTTGCTTTATCCGCAGGAGGAACCGTTGACACCCTAAATGCAGGGGAAGTAGGAGTTTTTAGCCCAGATGGGGTTAGAGTACTTACAGCTACTGCTCCGGCTCTCACTAGTTTTTTTCTAGCAAGGGGAGGTACAGCAGTAGTAGGAGCTGCAAACGGATATCAGATAACAGATTTAATAAATGTTGCAGATATGACTCCAGCTACATCAGCTCAATTTCCAGTAGCAGCAGTAGAACAACAAGATTCCATTGGATATAATGGAACTTCTGGGTCTATTGAAGTTATTAATAATAACCTGTACATGGCTTCTCTTTATATTCAAGAGTATTTGACTTCTAGTACTGATGGAAGAACTATAAAACATTTTCAGTACAAATCAGATGCAACTGCTACACAAGCAGAAATTGCAATTGGATTAACAGGAAGTGGAATTCAAAACTTTTCCAAAGAAGCAGAACAGTATATTATTTTTTCTGCGTATTGTAACTCTGCAGTAACCGCTGCTAATGACTTTGTTAATGACATTACAGTTACTAGAGGATCAAAAGTTGTTTCAGTTGCAACTGCAGTTACATGGGGACCACTTCCATTAACTTTAGCAGTTGGAGATTTTGTTAGAATGGGATCTAATGGTGCAGGTACTGCTCTTACTGACGATGTTTATAGAGTAACTGCAGTAGATACGGTTAATCTTAACTTTACAGTTGACAGACCAGTTCAAATTGCAAGTCAAGTTCTAGCACAAGCAAGTTCAGATGCTGAAGTTATTACTGCAGCTTTAGGAGCTGCTGCTGATTGGGGAGTTGATCTTCAAGGACAGGCTCTTGAGTTTCAAATAGGAAAATTATTCTACAAAAAAGCTCGTTGGGAAACAGTTTTGAAGGATTTTGGAACTACTAATTCTGCCAGAGAAGCTAATGCTCTTGATGGACGAGGAGTAGGTCAGGATATGGCCCAAATGGAGTGGTTTTTAGATGGAAATGAAGGTGAGACCTATAGAATGGGAGAACCTGCAATCTATCCTTTTACTGGTACAATAAATGCTGCGTTGCTTTATACAACTTACAGCATTTCCTTTCAGGATAGATCTTTAGTAGGATTTGAGAATAACATTTCTCCAAAACTATTGCAAATAGCTATTCCTTCAGCAGTAAACGGATCTGGATCTCCAGCTAATGCTGTTACAGGTACTGGAAATAGTTTAACAGCAGTGCTGAATGCTATCCCAGGAATTACTGGAGTAACATTGACGTAGTGTTGAAATAATATAATCACAGGGAGCAAGTTCTCCCTGTGGTTATTTCTTGTTCATTCTTTTAACTCCTTCTAGAGATGGCTCTATATCTGAATTTTAACATAAAGCAGAGCGATAATGCTAGGGAGCTTGCTTTCACTGAAACTACTGGCGCATATAATGGATCTACAAATCCTGGAGGATGGGGTACTCCCAATCCAGCAATTGCAGATGTAACTACTAGTGCTAGACTATCTATAACTCCTCCTGGAGGTACTGCAACTATAATAAATGTAAGCACTACTCATCCTACTGTAGACAAAACTATAGAGGTAGTTATTAGATCTCAGGACATTGGTCTGGGAACAGATACAATATTACCTGATGGTCTATGGGAAATGAGTTATTATGTAGAGGATACAGTGGCTGTTCCTAATGTCACTTACACTAATGACCAAACAATATTTGTTTCAGGACAAGCAAGATGCTGTGTTTATGGATTATTAGCAGATATTGATATTTCCTGCTGTGATTGTGATGGCAGTGATATGGCAAGAGCTTTAGAAGCTTTTACTTATTATAGAGCAGCTATTGCATGTGCTGCATGTGGTAATACAAGTAAATTTACAGATGCCTTAGGTATTGTAAACAATTATTGTGATATTAAATGTAAATGCGATTAAATTATGGCTACTTCTGAAAATAATTGTATAGATAATTACTCTTTACCTCAAGGTCCTGCTGGACCACAAGGTACTCAAGGTTTACAAGGACCTACAGGACCTATAGGATTAGATGGAGCTCCAGGACCACAAGGAAGAGATGGTAAAAATAAAATAGATATAAATATTCAGGGAAATGATTTGCCCTATAGTGAGATTACAACAACTGCATCTACAGAGGTAGATGTCGCTTATTTTATATTCCCAGGAACAACTACATTTACTCCAGTAACTGCCTTCAAAATAATGACTAGTCTTTTAGCATATTCTGCCACTACTACAATTAGATGTACATTATACGAGATAAGTACTTCAGGAGCCACTACCTCTGCAGGAAGTGTAGATTTAGAACTTACTTCTCCTCCTGTTCCTCTTAATCAACATAAGTTTATGATAGGAACATGCTCACAATTAAGCCTTCCAACAAGTGAAGCAATGATGAAAGTAACTGTACAATTTTTAAATAATGGGTATAATCCAGGAAATATAGAAGCAAGAATTTACGCTTTTGAAATGAGATAATATGAGTACCTATACAAACAATAATAATGCTATAGATTACAGCTCTATCCAAGGGCCACAAGGTCTTATAGGGTATACTGGAGCTGTAGGTCCTCAAGGTGCAACTGGAGCAACTGGTACAGTAACTGGTCCTGATGGACAACCTGATTCAATAAGGACTGATATATCATTTTCAGGAGGTAAAGCTCCTCTACGTACACCTTCATTACTTAATCCACTACCTTATAGACTAATTAAAGAAGGAAAAATAAGATTTGTAGGATCTTTTGGATTTGATAAACAAGTAGAAGTAAGAACTGCTGCTGCAACAGCAAAAGTCCTTATAAGTGCTACTAGTGAAACCGGAGGAGATGTAGAAATTGGTCTTTGTTTGAATGGAAATAGACCTGATGGTACTGGAGAAACCAGAATAGCTATAAAAGAAATAACTGTTTCAGGTACTGGGTTACCTCAAGATGCTACTATAGTGCAACTAGATCGTGTTTCTGGTAATACCATAAATCAATATGATACTGTATCCTTATGGGCATATATAAAACCTACAGCAGATGAGATGCAGATTATAATAGATGGAATGGCAAATGATCCTGGGGTAAGTACAGCACAGGCAACATATTATATTGATGAGACCTATGTACGTCCTTATGATATGCTTTCTCCAGATCCTTTCTATTGGGCACTATCAGAGGATTACAATATTAAAAATACTTATATTCCAGGGGCTCAAGTAACCCAGATGCAAGACACTTTACAAGCTTACATTGATTCATTAGATCCTAGTGTTTCACTACCTTCAATAGACGAAGAGAAACTAGGGATATTAAAAGTACATTATTTACAGATATTATAATGGCAGTTTCAGATTTCTATACTACTAATGACCTTCTTGTAAGAAGAGTATATATGGCAGACTGGATATGCGATGAACTAACGAAGTTTGTTAATTCTTATAACTATGGAGATGACATTAGCCAAGCATGCTTAATAAAGCATCAGTATGTAACTGCTTTATTAGAGGCTGTTGAATGCTATACTCCAATCACTTTAACTGCTCAAGATGGAGTTGATAATTGTCTTACAGAAGCTAAATTAGATTCCATATTTGATAGAGTAGAGACTATTACAGGACTATGTTTTCAAGCAAAAGGAACAACTTATAATCCGAATTATGATGCTTCAGTCCTTCCAGCATTAACAGGATTAAACACTGGAGGAGATTTAGTTGGAAATGAGGGAGAGGATATAGATCTTAATAAAGACATATTTGAATAAATTTAAAACTTTAAAACTATATACAGATGCCTACAATAAATAGCTTACCAGCAATAGCCTCAATAACAGGAAGTGAAGAGTTTGTAATTAATAATGCAGGGACTGACAATAAATGCACTGCAACACAAATTACAGCAACAGTAACTACCAACTTGACTGCAGAGATAGCTACCAGAACTTCTGAAGTGGCTACTTTAACAACAGCTAAACTAGCTCTGGCAGGAGGCACTATGACGGGAGATATAGTTTTACAAGGAGCTCCTACAGCTAATCTACATCCTACCACTAAATTATATGTAGATGCTGGATTAGCACTAAAAGCCGCTGCTTCCTCCACTGTGCTGGATTCTGGAGCCACAGCAGTAACAGCTACAGCAACTGCAACTAGCGGAAGTACTGCAGTAGCAACTACTCAGTATAGTAAAGATGATATATATCAAAAAACAAATATAAAGAAGACAGTCTTAGATGCAGCTACATTAACTTTAACAACTGCCCATAGAGGTACTATTGCTGTAGATTATACTGGTGCAGGAACTGCTAATATCACTCTTCCAGTTATAAGTAGTTTAACTATTCCTTTAGGTTATGAATATTGGATAGTAGACACAGGAAATAATGCAGGAACAAATACTATTACTATAACTGCAGGAGCGGGAAACACTGTAGATGGAGGTGCTACTACAACTATTGAGACAGATGGAGAGAGCATGCTACTTGCAAATGATGGAAGTACTGTATGGTATGTAAAAGACAAAGATTCAGATGCATCAACAACTGTCAAAGGAAAAATAGAGATAGCAACTACTGCAGAAGCTGCATTACTTACAGATACTGCAAGAGCAGTAACTGCTGAAGGAGTAGGAACTGTCCTAGATACCTTCCCTTATAATATTACACAATTAGGAAGTGCTTCTCACACACTAACAGCAGCTAACACTGGAACATGCTATGTTACACGAACTACTACAGGAGCATGTGCAATAACTCTTCCAGATCCCAGTACATCAGTTATTAATACAAGAGTTCAATATGCTATTTATGATGCAGGAACTGCAGCTATAAATAACATTACAATAACTTCTGCAGGAGGTACTATAGATGGGGGAGCTTCTTTTGTTATTAACAACAATAAAATGGGAGCTACATTTTTCCATGATGGAACTAATTGGTACTCTATAGCAAATACACAAACTGCATACTCAGGAGGAGCTACTACTCCATGGACAACTATAGGAGGAAGTACAAGTATTTACTTTGCACACCATGCAACCATAGGTGCTACTATTACTCCCACTGCTCTTCTTCAGTTAGATCAAATAAGTGGAGATGTAGATATAGTCTTTTCTCAATCAGCAGTTGCTAAATTTGCAATGGGAATAGATGATACAGATGATAATTTTAAAATATCTTCAGGGGGAACTGTAGGAACTGGAGATATTCTTAATATAGACGATAGTAACTCTCACATGGGATGGGGAGTAGCTCCAGATGCTAATACTAAGATCAAAGTTATTGGCGTTGCTACTGCTTCTAAAATAGTAGATGTACAAAATGCTGCTGCAAACGTAGCTTTTACATCCTATGAAAATTTAACTGGACTTATAGGAAATGGACTAAGTGTAGGAGGTGCTACACCTTCTGTTAATGCTGATGGTATCAATGTAAATGGAACTGCCTTCAGCAAAGGGCTTAAAGTAGAGATTGCTACCACAGGATCTAGTCTTATAGGGGCAGAGTTACAACTAGACCATACAAATGCAGGATACTCTCATACAGCTTTACAATTAGAAGCTAGTGGAGCAGATAACAATTATGCTTTAGTTACTGTGGGAGGAAATGTAGGAATAGGAACTGCAACTCCAGCTGCTAGTGCATTAATGGATTTAACCAGTACAACAGGGTCATTGTTACTTTCAAGAATGACCACTACCCAAAGAAATGCCTTAACTGCTGTAAATGGAATGATACTTTATAACTCAACTTTAAATAAAGTACAAGTTTATGAAGGGGGAGCCTGGGCTAGTGTAATTTAAAAGAATATATAACAATTAAAACTAAATAAGATGCCAATAACAGGAACACAAAAATACGTTGGACAGATTTCAGCTAATAACTTACAAGAGATAATATCTTTAACTGAAGGCAAAGCATTAATAACAGAGGTAAGTGGTGGAACTACTTATATAGGAAAAGCACCTCCGGGATCAGTTACTTCAGCTGCCAGATGGCAAATAGGTAGAGTAGTGGTAGCTGGAGGTACAACAACTATTACTTGGGCTGACGGAAATATAACTTATGATAATGTCTGGGATGACAGAGCAACTTTAACTTATCTCTAAACTAAAACACTATGGCGACTTTAAAACCAACATTAACAATATCAAGCACTGATGCTACCAGTGATAATTTAGATTTTTCTGTAACAGATACTCTAACTACTGTAGCTCCTACAGTTAATCTATCAAGAATAGATGTATTACACACAGGTTCTGGTACTGAGATCATTACAGCAGCAGCTGCTAATCCTCATACATACTTCTATGCTAAAAACACTGATGCTACAAATTATGTTATATGTAGAACTGCTGCAGGAGTGGAATGGGGAAGATTAGCCCCAGGAGAATTTATGTACATGGCTGTAGCTGCAACTGTAGGAATTGAATTTCTAGCAGTCACTGCCACTTGCATAGTTGAGTATGGATATTGGACAAAATCTTAAAAAAATAGTAATTAATAATTAATACATAAAAGACCATGGCAGTAAAATTTGATCC